CAGAGGGGGAAGCCTGTCTCGCAATGAACTAAATCATTGAAACTTCTGCCCCCCACAATCTTCTAAGTATGCGCATCATGCTTCAAAGGTAGCCCTGGTTAGGGGAACCAATGCGCGTAAAACCGACTTAGGTTTTGTGCTTGTGATGTGTTTTGAGTGATTGTGTTGTGACCGAGTCAAGCGTGTCCTTTCCACCTGTAATAGTGTGCGTGGAAGTACTGGTCTTTTTGGACTGTTCAAGTTCTGCTTGTAGTGCTGATACTTGTCCCAGATACGGGATTGGATAGATGTAACGGAAATCGTCGCCCGATGCGAGTAGAAAACCGGTCCATGCTGTCCCGCCTGGAATAGCTGCAGCGTCTGTTGGTTGGAAGAAATACGATTCAGGTGGAGTATTTCCGTTCCATGGAGTCATATAGTATGCTTGAGGACTATAATATGGGATCTCCGCTGCGGTAGTTTGGATATCATCAGGGTAAACTTTGGCTGAACCCTGTGTATCGCTGCGTGCTAGGTTGTTGAAACTATCGTAGAGATAAAAATTCTGTACATTACCACCGTTGTAGCCTATGTAGCGGCGTGAGCCTCGCCAAAAGGCAAACCCAAATGACCAGAAATGAAATGGCTGGTAAAGGGTTGATGGATCAGATTCACCTGGATAGGTAAAATGTAATTGACCCATATAGTTGACTTGGTCAACGAAACGGTGACATGCGTCTGATATGGTCGTTGCGGTGTCGGCCATGTGTATTCCTGTTGTTACATTTCCGCAAATTCCCGGCACTATGCCGTCGAATGGTTGCGCGAATTTGTTTCGCAAGGATGTCTGTTGACGGTATGTTAATGTGTCAGTAAAAGTGTCTTTCAAAGTATTAGACGCGATTTGTGCTGTTCGAAGTTGTGCTAGCTGAAAATCAGGTCCTGCGGCTCGGAAAACATTCAAATAATAAAGTGCATCTGCTGGTAGGTTACTGCCTAAAACCGGGGTTAACGCCTCGATCCAGATATATGTGTAGTTCTTCGTGAGTGAACTATTTATTGATGTTGGTAGCCACGCGTAGGGCGTCAAGAAGGGCACTGTAAATTCAGTCCAAGTGTCTCCTTTGACGTCCAAAATACGTTGATAGATTGGTGTGGGATCCGTTAGAGATCCGGGTGATGTGGGCCATGCCACGTGCATTAATGAAATACGAATTCTAACTGAATAGAAAGCGGTGCCGACGAAATAAAATGCATATTTAATCGATCCTCTCCAATATACATACATACTAGAAGCAAAAGCTAAATAGTCTGCATATGTTGATGAAAAGATCTGAGGATGATTAAGTAAACGTCCAATGTAACCGGACGCTGTTATGGTATACTGCTGGTATAGTGATGGGAGTTGGGCGTATTGTACTACTGCCATATCCGAAGATTCAACTCCAACGTCTTTTGCTACTGCTGCTTGAGGTAAGCTGGACATATACTCACAATGTGATGTGCCTGTGAGTGTATTTACGCAGCGCATAGGGCGTTTTATGAAAAATTGATGACCGGAAGAGGACAATGGTTTGTCCAAATTATCAAAGAGCCAAAAGCCAAGGTCGACAAATGGTGCAATGAATGGTATACATTTCAAAATCGGAACTATTGCTTGTCCGAGTGTTTTCTTTCCGCCTGTCGCCGTAACAGATTTATTGGTAGCATCTGCTTCGGGTGTTGGTGTGTTTTTCAAACTGTCTACTTGTGCTGCGAGTGCCATTCCATTCATTCCTGGTGGAAAATTGCCTCTCTCACTCATCTGTTGTTTGTAAATGAGAGGTTCGCATGGCGGTTTAGCCTTAGTTGTCGGAATCATTGTAGGAATAGGGCCATAAACCGTAGGGTTGACAAATTGTGAAAATACCGATACGTATACTGTGTCTGAGACGGAAGGTGAAGACGTAATTAAATTATTGAGTATGACAAAACCAACTCGCCAAATTCCTGTGTAATTCAACATATCCATATGTGGATCTTGAGAAAAATAGGGCAATTCCAATGAACATTCATCTTGTTTTGAAGCTGAAAGAATAACATTGTGTAATTGACATGCCGAATACACATTTAGAAGGAAGGAAGTTGACAAGGGGTATGGAACCCATGAAACTACGAGAGAACCTTGATGGTACGGTGTGGTGTTTAATTTAATTGTGATTTTAACGTTGGATCTGAAATATCGATACATACCTCCGTTTACTCCCGGTTGTCCGAGAATTGATTGGAGCCAAGGAGATACATTTAACATCTGAAGAATAGGATCAAAGTTTGTTACTGCTGTTGATGAGGAACCCCATGTAAAGTTGTAGATTTCTACTTGCTTAGTAAGTTGTCGCATAAGCTCTTCTTGTGGAAAAGGGTTGATATTGTCATACAGGTTATAAAACATGTTCGTGACCTTAACTTTTGTGACTTCAGTTGTATCTTCAAACCGAACGTTATTGTTGGTTGTGACGGTGATGGTGTTTGCACCAGTGAGTGACAGATTATCGCCTGTCGTGCTTTGAGTAATGTTGTCTGCGACCGAATTAGCGCCATAGGGACACCGACCGGTCAGTCGGCGTGCTGGCGATTACATTTGTCCTTGATGAAAGCCTTTATCGAAGAGTTAGTTTTCTTATCGAATATGGTATCCAATACATCAGGTCACCTAGAAGTGAGACGTTCTCGCTATGAAACTCATGTTCTATTTTGATGGTGCTCATGGTGGGCTATCGAGCTGCCGGTTGCCGCAATCGACAACAAAAGTACTCAATTAAAATTGGTGTTGTTGGATGGCCCAGGAGTCTTCCCAAGTGAGGGTGACTTCTGGTTGTCGTAAATAACGAAGAAACGGATTCATTTTTCGTCGTGCTTCTTCATATGCTTGTTCTCCGTGATACGTCCATTCCATTAATGCTGTAGAAATGTTCTTAGCTGTTTGTTGCGCAAGTGTGCAATCCTTGGGCTTCATAACTAATTGAACCATTGTGTGAAGTGATTCTGTGTTGAGTGGTGCTACTATTCTACCATGAATGTTTCGAAATTGACGCTGCAAGAAACGTGCGTCTTTGATCTTTTTACCTTTCAATACATTCTCCCCTTTATCGGGGTCAGTGACGTCATGATTATACCAAATTTTTGCCATAATTTTAAATACTTGTCCATTCCACCATTTAATAAGTGGATTGTTGGCTTCAAGTGAGTCATCTCCGAAGAAATAACCTACATCATTTGCATAATAATCAAGTTTGACGTTTAATACTTCTATCGATCTAATTTGAAATAAACAAACATGTTCAATTTCGTTTCCGAAAGTATTCATGGGTGATGTTGATAAGTCACCGGAAGGCATTCCGATAACTAGAAAGACTTTATTGCCTATAACGACATAAAAGCAAAATGTTCCACGAAGAATACAAAATACTTGTTTATGCCAATGACTGGCTTCTGTGAATATGTGGTGTTGTTTGCATGCTGCTGTGAACGCATCTGCATTCCAATGAGGATATCCTAGATCCCAACCTGATACATCAGGATCTTGAATATTTTCTTCTTCTACACCCCATTGTGTTAACGCTTCATAAATTAATCTCCATTCTGATGAATAAGCATTGACGCCTATTGCGTTACCACATTCTCTATATCTTTCTTGTGCTACAAAAATAGGAAATACATACATACGTGACCAAATCAATCTGGCGAACATACAATTTTCGAATAGTCGCGTGTGACCTACAGCTACTCGATTTAAAGGTCGTGGTTCGTCTTTTAACTCTCCCTTCGTGAACAAAGGAAAAATAATTCCCATATCAGCTAACTCAATAAAATGATCAATGAGTTTATTGATATCTGGATCTATCCAAATTGTCGGCGGTGTAACTGTCCGATCA